ATACCCTTTTGCTCACGGAAAACCATCTTCCATTCATCTGCACGTTGATCATAAACGCCGTCAAAGACTTCGTTAAGGATCGGTTCAACTACTGACCGAAAGTCAGTACTTCTCATTGGGGTTGCCATTTACCGGTCCTCCTTAGATCGAGTTAACAGCTGCTTTGTAAGCGTGTTCGTTAATACGACACGTCGCTACAATGTAAGCATCTGTGAGTGAGTCATTGATGTTATTTGCGAAACCAGTGATCTGGAATTGACCAGAAGTGGATTCAATAACACCCAGCTGAGTGGTCGAGAGACCGGTGCGGGTTGAACCGCCAGGACTCGCAACAACCCAATCACACTCTTCGCCGACTGCGGTTTGCATAGTCGTAACGCCAGGAGTACCCGGATTCGTGTATTGAGCGTCAAACAGTGTTTCTGGATCATCATAAACCCAGGCAATAATCTCGGTGCCAGTCACGCCGGTAGGCCAGAATGGGGAGATGGTTGGCTTGCCCGAAGCATCCAGGTATTGGCAACCAGCAAAGATGCCGAGCAGTGTGACTGCGCCGGGTGCCTGTACGGGTACCGTCAGAGGTACCAAGTTGAACAGTACCATTGTCTACCAGTTTAACAGGATCACCCTGGAAAATATTGGCAGCATAGGCGGACGCGATAGTATAGGCTTTCGGACGCATTTGACCACTGTTGTGGTATGACGGACGGAAGCCGAATGGTGCGCTAATCGAAGACATTCGTTTGCTCCTTACGGATTGAAAGTTTACACGTCAGGAAAGATCAAAAAGAGCTTCCCGCCTTTGTCCTATTTCCGCATTACCTTCACCCATTGTCAACCGCGACTTTGAAGACTTTGCTTGCTGCTCAAGATACTCTGCAGTATCTGATAACTTCTCTTCTTCACGTAGAGGAGCGTCATGGTGCGCTTCCTTCATGTACATTTCGTAGAGATTAATCGGCAACTTAAAAGCAAGCATTTCATTCACCCCGATCAAACCTTGCCAGTCCCCTGTCTTCAGGGTGGCATATTCCCAGCCTGGAACATCCTCAGGCTTCAGTGGTTCATAACCCAAACGTATACGCGTCTGGATGGAATCTCGTGGGTTAGACGTAGTAAGCCAGCAACAATGCCAGCCAGGTAATTTAGGTAAGTCCGGTAATGAGGACTGAAAAAATTGTTGACGGAACATTTCAATCCGCTCGTCATCTGACAATTCACGATTTTGCGTTTTTGTACGATCTACCATCGCACGGCTTTCGCGGTTGTCACCAGCAGATTTCTTCAAGCGTTCGTCGGTCATAATACTCGCTCCTTTCAGCGATTGAAACAAATTATAGGTTGTAATTCAAGAAAAGGCAAATTAAGCCTTGTTGGCACGGTCATATTCCGCGTACCGTTTTGCATATTTAACCCGCAGGATGGGGTCATCCCACACTCCAGCGTCAATGAGAGCCTGTTTACGGTCTGGGCTCAAATAGATTTCTTTACGAGTTGAAGTAGGCGCGTGTTCACGTCCGGAACCCACCGTAGGACCACCCCTCGGCTGGCGCTCTTCACGTTGCTCACTTTCTTTAGGCTTGGCCCTAGCAAACTTTTCAGGCAGGCGTCGCGCTGCCCTACGCTCAAGCTCTATCCAATACTCTTCGGTCTGAGGATTGAAACCATCTTTTGCGAGAGCCTGGTCAATAGCCATAACGATTGCGGAGTCTTCATCTCTACCCTGCGGGTCATACCACTTATTGTCCGCTAAGAACTCATTAGCGTAATGTAGTGTCATGTCGTCGAGCTGGGGTGCCTGCTGAGGCTTTTGAATAGCCTGCTGTTTTACCCCGTTGAGCTGCTGCGCTTTCGCTATAGCCTGGTCACGATACCGCAAAGCCTGGGCTACATCGGCACCGTTACCGACTTCCACAGCCTTTGCAATTACGCGCTCGGCCATTTCGGCCTGCTTAACTGCTTCTTGAATTTGAGCGTCTAACCCGTTGAGGTCTAACTGTTGCGTACGATGCTCTTGAACACTAACTCTGCGCTCTAGTTCATCATTACGCTTACGCAAAAAGTCTAACTCTATCTTGTCACGAGAGATAGCTTTGTCACGACGGTCTTTACGCTCTAGTTTCTCAAGACGACGACGTTCACGGATTGCTTCCCGTTCATCATCTTCTTTGTCATTCTCAGCCTTGGCACTACGTTCGTCTTCGTCTTTATCTTCTTCGGGTTCATTGGACGACTTTACGTCATCCTCAATGATTTGAATTTCTTCGTCTTTTACGTCTTCGTCATCTTCCCGCATTACTTCAGCCATGCTCATCTCCCTATCAGATGAATGCTCTAATCAACAATGGGTCGCCTACTACCTGCCCAATGATGTCTAGATCGTTGAAAATTACGTATAGCGCTGATTCGCCATCCGCCAGTGGTACTTCCCATCTATCACCGCCGTATTTAGCGACACGTACATAGTCGCCTTCTTTGCACCACGAACCTTCTGGCCAGCTTTCCATCGTATTACGGTTCTTGAATGCCAATGGACCAACTGCAAGAATCTTACCTACTTGCGTATTCCATTTCTCGGTATCTTTAGAACCCCTGTCGATTATGATGCCTGAGGCTGTTTTCTGCTTAGGACTACGGATTTGAACCAGAACGCGGCTACCGAAAGGCTGTATTCCTGGTTCTGCAACCGGAAAAGCCTCCGCCAATGCGTCCTCAAAGGTCATTGTCACTGTTTTTCTCCTCATCTAATAATGAAAAGAGTATGTTTAAGGCGGCTTCATAACCTGCGACCACGCCGACGCGATACCCATACTCAAAAGCGTCGCGATTTTGGGGTTTCTTCATCGACTCTAGCGCAAAGTCTGCTTGAGCCGTTTTAATCCGGTTGAGCAGCTTTGTTTCTACGTTCATGCTGGTGTTTTTGGCATTTTCGGTTCTGGGGGCAGGGTTTGTCCCGTAACTTTCTCACCCGCAGCCATGCGGTGATGCTGTTTCACCAGTGCGCCGGTCATCGGCACGGTACCTGTTTTTGGTTTATCACTCATTTTGCTTCTCCTATTGAATTAAGGGTTGGGGTTGATGCCGGTTCCGGTACTTACTGCTACTTTTTCACCACTTGAGATCTCTGCAGCTGCGAGCATCATAGCCGTATCGTTGTCTGCGGTGTTCATAGCCACGCGAGCCTCAATTTCGGCAGCGGTTCTCTCGTTCTCAGCCTGTTGACGCATCTGTTCGCGGTTGAGTTCATCGGCTTGAGCCTTGTCTTTCTGTTGCATCTCAAGCTGTTTAACCTGCGCGGACTGCTGATTAGACTGTTGCTCTTGAGCCAACTTAGCTTGGTCGGCTTGTGCCTTCTGCTGCAGTGCTTGACCCTGCAATTGAGCATTAAGCTGCGCAATTTGCATCGAGCTGTCTGGTGGCATTGGCGGTTGTGGCTTGAATTGCTGAGCGGCCTGGTCGAGTTGCGCCAATTCAGGTGCGAATCCACCGAGTTGCTGCTCAATAAACTGCTGAACCTGAAGAATTACCTTGACTTGCTCATCGGCTTCTTCCTTAATCAACTCTTGACGCTGCGCTTTGTCAACTGCGTCATGAGATTCGACAAGGTAGTAGTTGAGCAGGTGATCTCGTAGGTGCGTCGCAATCGGATACAGGTACGTCTTCATAATCGCCGGGTTCTGCCCAAACAACGGTGACTTCAGGAACGCTAGGTGCACCTTAAAGTGCGCCATGTGGTCCTGCTTAGGCAGTACGTACACCGGCTGGCCCATGGTCGCGGCCACGTTTTCACTGACTGGGTCAATGTCCTGCGAACCTGGCTTGGCGACCAACACGTCGCTGTCGCTGATTTTCAGGTTACGGAGGAACATCTCCTCAACTTTACGGGCGTCATACATCTGCGGCATCATAGCTGCACGCTGCATGATTGCCTGAACCTGCGCAAACCTTTGGGTCTCACTGAAAATAGCCGGGTCACTGACCGGAATAACGTCCATGACACCGTCAAAGTCGGAAGGGTCAATAGTTAATCCGGACTTCTGTGCCTGGACATCTTCCTCAGTTAAATACGCCGAGTTAATGCGGTGGATAATCTTAAACACCCGACTCATTGAGTTATGCAGCCTGGAGTGAATAGAGCTAAACACCACCATACCCTGCTCAATTAGAGCCAAAGTCGTGCCTACCGGTGCGGCTGGATTCTGGTCAGACAACTTCTCAAAGCTGGTCTGGACGACACCTTTACCGGCATCAACCAGGAAGCCAAGCAGTTGGAACAACACAGGACTAGGACCATTGAACGGCAAAGGCATAGCCAACTTACGCACGTCATCAACCAGCGCCCCACCTTCCATCTCGACAACTTCGGTCGGTTGAAGGTTGATTGTCTGCCCACCAGGACCACCCTTGAGTTTGAGCAGCGTAGGAATGTTTTGAATATGTGCCGAATCCATGAGGGCGCGCAAAGCACCCGTGGCCGCACCGCTCAACCCGCCAATCATGTGCGTCAGGCCGATAGGGTAAGCACCACGCCAAGGCACAAAGGCAAACTCAACAATCCACTCTAACTCGCAGCGTTGCTCGTCGTCTTCTTCCCAGTTACGGTATAACGACAAAGCCTTGCCGCTGGACTTGTCAATACTGATTATGTACGGCTCTACGCCTTCATCAAAGTCTAGGAACGTATAAACTTCAAAGATCGTACGCAGTCCGTCTTCATTGTAGGCGGTGTCCTTACGGCCTTCAATCTTATCGTTAGCCTTTGTTGACTTGCTAAAGTCTGGGTCATCAGGCATACCGACGTCGGCGTCAATGTACATGCCGCTCTTAACGCGACGTGCGTATTCCATCTTCGTGACGTACTGAACGTGGGTCTTACGTTCAGCAGAATAGAAGTTAGTAGCTGCAAATGGCAGGTAAATGTCATCAATAGCGATGAACTCTGAGCAAGGACGACGATGCTGCGGGTTCCACATGAGTTTCATGTACTGCCCACCGCCGAGCGGGAGCTGCGTGCTCAACTGCTCTAGCTCGCCACGGAACTCTTGCATCTGCTCCGTGGTCTGCCAGTTCATGAAGGTAGCTTTACGGTCTGCCTTCTCAATCTTGGCTTTGTCTTTCTCACCGAGAATCTTGCTCTTCACGGGACCGGAAGGTGGGAAGATCTCCTTCATCACCCGTGCTGAGAAGTCTACGCAGGCTTCCGTCAACATTGGGTGAACCACCTTTGTGGAGCCGCTGAACTGCGCACCACCAGGGGCATCATCACCCAGGCCGGTACGACGCAGACCTTCCTCATACTGCTTGTCACGCTTCTCACGAGCCTCTTTGTCCCGCTCAATCTTGTCGAGCAGGTCATTGACAGCTTCCTTGAGCATTGACTGGTCAACCTCGTCAACGATGTTGGCGAAGTGAGCCTGCTTACGGGCTTGGTCTTCTTTGTTCTCAAGACGGATTACCGCGCCACCGTCATCGGTGTCTTCTACGTCAGCATCTGACTCATCAAGCTCAATCGACTCGCCCTCGTCTTCATCTTCGGGCATGTTCATGCTTAGGTGTTCGTTCATTTCAGCCATTACATTTCCTTATGAAACTGCGCTGCTAGTTCATCGATGTG